GACGCAGTTGTCCGTCTTGAGATGGATGTGCGCGCCAGCATGAATGGCGATTTAATGATTTTTGATCATGGGGATATAGATATTGTGTTGTCAGCAGCCAAAAACAAGGTAATCGCTTTTCCTAAAGAAACTATGAATGATATGGTTTATGGCGCCCAAAATAGACTGTTTTCTCATTTGAAGAAAAAAGGCTTGATTATCCCAGAGTCTATTCAAGGTGGCTCTTTTTATGGCTCTTTTGAGGCGACAATGGAAAAGCCCTCTGCCCCCGAACTTAATACTTCAAAGATGACTTTAATAAATATTTCTGAGTTTATCAACGAGGAACGTCCGTACTTTGAATCAACCGAAGCGATTGTATCCATGACTGACGATGAACTTCTACATCCAGACAAGGCTGATTCTACTGAACTAGGTGAAGTCCCACAGCGTGTCCAGCAAGGATCTATTCGTCCTGGGTATGTGCGTGATTCGTATGGTCTACAATATATGTATACAATGTATGAAGGCGCCTGATGGAACTATTAACATTCATACTTTGCGCCTATGGGCTCACGCAGATTCTTGTCTATGGCAAGATTTTTTCGAGACTAAGGCCAAAGAAAGGCAAGCTTGGAGAATTAGCTAGTTGCCCAATGTGCATGGGCTTCCATGTTGGCTGGCTATTAATGCTACTTTCTCCATTTACTGAACTATTTAGTTTTGATGTAACCGTCTTTAATTTCTTCTTGCTTGGAGGTATTTCTTCGGGTACATCATATATTTTAACAATGCTCTTCGGAGATAATGGAGTGAAACATGACCACAACCTGGACTGATAAGTGGATGCTGCAGCCTGTTCGTCGCTGCTGTAAAGGATCATAGCTATGGGTAAGAAGCTTTTACGAGAATATTATGAACTCTGTGAAGGGGGCGTCTGCCAAGATCTTTTAACTGAAGCTGAGAAAAAGTTTGTAGCTGAAGGCGGCATGATGCTGACTGGAAAACTACAAGAAGGCGGAGTCGTTAATGGCAATCAGCGCATGTATCCTCCTCAAGTTATCATGAGAGAAGTCAAAAACTATGAAAAATTAGTTAGTGAAAACCGCGCACTAGGAGAACTTGACCACCCTGAAAATAATATCATCTCTTTAGAAAAAGTCTCACATCGAGTCACCGCTATTTGGATGGAAGGCAATGTTGCTATGGGTAAGGTTCAAGTTTTAAACACACCAGCCGGAAAAATCCTTCAGGAGTTAGTCAATGGTGGGTGTAAAATGGGCATTTCCTCGCGCGGTATGGGCTCTGTTCGCGAAGAGAAAGGTACAACTATAGTTGAAGATGATTTTCAATTAATTTGTTTTGATTTTGTCTCTGAGCCTTCTACCCCTGGGGCATTTATGATGCAGGAGTCAAAAAACTTTCAAGACAGAATATTCACCAAAGCCGATCGTATCAATAGACTGTTGAACGAGGTTTTGGATGATGAGTGATTGGAGCAGCTTTCAGAGTGACAAGGGTCGCCACGACAAGTGGAGAGCTTTCTTAACTGAAAGCAAGACTCCTCAAAAAATTCAAGAAGTTGAGTCTTATTTTGATGTGGGTGCCAGTGTTGCTGATGCTAGGGATCAAGCGCGCTCTGACGAAAGAAGAGCACTTAAAACAGACAAGAAGCTTTGGGACGAAATGCTTAATTATGTAGAAGAGGATATGGAGAATAACAAACTCATGACTCGGAACAGATATATTGAGGATCTCCTTGGCGAAATCCGGAGCCAGCTCGATACAGACGAACGCCTCCGCGAGGACTTCGCGGACTCGGACCTAACCTTTGAGGAATTTTCAAATTGGGTGCGCTGGAGGACTAAGTTCCCGCAGAATAAAAAAGATGAACTAGACGCTCTCCGCGCTAAACGCGATGCTTCTCCTATTGGATCAAAGAGATCTGAAGAAGAAGAGGTGGAAGCCGAAGAAGAAGAGGCGGAATCCGAAGAAGAAAGCACACCATTCTTTGATCGTATGCGTGATATGGGCGCCAAAGCTAAAGATACGATGACCAAAAAGCGGAACTTCTTTAGCAAGAAGAGCACCGCCGACGCTGAAGAATATCCGGCCTCTGGATTTGCTTCATTATATAAAACTTTAGATGATATCAATAAGCGTCTTAAAGTTGCAGATCGCGATACTCTTTATGATGAATTAGAAAAACTTTTTAAAGATCAAAATTTTGTGGTTCAAGAGTCTCAAATAATGATAGAGGCGCCTGGAGAAATTGAAGGCGGAGCTTTAATATTAGGCAGAAATCCTCAATTTGATTTGGAGTCATATCCGGCCCTTTCGAAACTTGTTCAATCAGCTGCGACAAATGCTCAATTGGCTCAAGCGCTTAAGAGCGCCTTTGTTGGTGCTGGTTTTGAGGGTGTAAATGTTTCCCCGGCCGCAGAGCCAGAAGCACCAGCTGCGCCTGCAGAACCAGAAGCGGCCAGAGAGAAGCCTGAAGATTATTTCGATTTCACCGATTTCGACGCCGAACAAGCGGCCAAAGCGGCCAAAGAGAAGGCTGCTGCAGAGCCCGACTCGGCCGAACCGTCTGATAGGACAATGCCGTCAGGTGCTGAGCCTCCTGTTAGACCTATGCCATCAGGTGCCAAATCTAAAGCACAAAAATTTGAACCTTCTGCAGAGACTGCGGTTGATCAGTCTGGGAACACAAAGATCCCAGCCACCAGCGTTACGACAGCTTCTAAAGTGGGAATAGGATCTGGGGGACAACGAGACCGAAAAAAACGCGGCAAGCTTGCGGCACAATACGCTGGAGAAAAGACGTATGAAGAAGCCCAACTTAGAGAGCACTGGCAAAAATTAGCAGGAATTATTAAAGGATAAATAATGAAAAAAGACGATTTGAAAAAACTTATAAAGCCGTTGGTTAAAGAATGTATACACGAAGTTCTTCTTGAAGAAGGTCTTTTATCGAACGTGGTTTCTGAAGTTGCCAAAGGCATGCAAGGAAATCTTGTAATGGAAAGTGCACAAAAATCTTCCCCGGATCTAGTTAAGGAAGAAACAATGCGCGCGCACAAATCACAACAAAGTAGACAGAAGATGAGCGACCACAGGTCTAAGTTAATGAACGCCATAAATGCTGATGCATATAATGGAGTAAACTTGTTTGAGAATACTGAGCCTATGAGCGGCTATGAAGCAGCTGAACCAAAAGCCGGCTCCGTGGACTTAGGCAGCCCCAATGATCCTGGTGTTGATATTTCTTCTTTGATGGGCGGTGCGTCAACATTGTGGAAAGCAATGAAAAAATAGAGGAACTATGAGCAAAAAACCAAATGTGATTGTAACTGCAAAAGAGTGCAGAAACAACAATGAAAAAATGATTCGTAAATTTATACGCAAAGTAAAAAAAGAGCGCATAATTGAACAAATAAAAGACCGTCGTCGCTACAAAAAACCTTCTGTATTGAAAAAAGAAAAGCGCCTTCGTGCTGCTCGCGAAAGACTTCGCGCAGAGCGTAAGAAACAAAGAGCACAAGAAAGACGCAATAGAAGAAATAAGTGACTATTTATATTGAATAGCTATTTTTTAGGAGATTTATAATGCCAGCAAATTCATGGAAATTGCCCCCAGGCTTAAATAATGTGGGATCTTATCAGGTCAGTGGAAAGCCATTCGCCAGTGGTTCTATAGTCGCTAAAGCCAGTGGCAGCAATGCTATAGTGGTTCGATTCCCCAATGTCACAAAGTGGGTTCAAATCAGTCCTCGTCCAGATATGGCTTCGGGTCGCACACTTAGAGTTGCGTTTAGTGAAAATGGTCTGCACGGCAAAGGAGCTGGTCTTCCTTTGGGCGGCTATAACTTTCATTTAAATATTAGTTCTAGTTTATGCAATGCGCTTGATATGAAAATTAGTGAATTGTGGTTCATGTCCGATGATTCTTCTACATATATTTTTGATGTGGTGGCCGGAATGACTAACATCCCAGCTTCACGCACCGATACTTACACGAGCGCATCAGTGGCTGGATTCTACACTGTCGACGGCGTGCAAGAAACCGGAGGCACCAACTGGTCAGGTTCTGTAGGAGTCGGCTAATATGGCTAAGTTTGGCTGGGCATATATTGACTGCAGTGATGTAGGTTCGTCTGGTTCGGGATCAGCAGGCCCTCCTTTTTCAGTACAATTTGTAACAGAATCGGGAGGGGGGACTACTGGATCGGCTTTATTGGCTTATTATAGTGGGTCTGGTCACGGATATCAACCAAGCACAATGGTGCTCTCGGGCAACCTTGCTGTTACTGGAACAATTAGTGCAAGTCATTACCATATTGAAGATATTGCAACCATCGACGCCACAGGTTCGACATTTTTTGGAAACTCTAACGACGATCAACATATTAGAACCGGTAGTTTTGTTGTTATTGCCAACGGCATAAGCCCAACGTCATTTACTCTAAGCTCGTCGGTGGTTGATGGGTGGACACAGACAAGAGGCTTTGGAGGTAGATATAGAAAAGTCACTGCCAATGCAAACATAGCCAAAGATGATTATATAATTGGGTGTAGCGGAAGCGGTAATCAAGTCCTACAATTGCAAAGCGGCTCGAATGTTTTATCAGGAAGCCTACTTATTATTAAAGATGAGTATAAAGAAAGATCGACGACTAAAATTTATATCTCAGCCTCAGAGCACCCTTATGCGGGTGGATTCCAGATCGATGGCGAAAGTCACTACATAATGGATGGTACCTTATCAGCGATTAGTTTATATTGCGATGGCTATAACTGGTTTGTATTCTAGGGGAGGAAGCGTGACACATGGCCTACAATATTTTATCAGGCACTGTCATTGCCGCCCAAAAATATATTCCCGGCGACATTGTTCGTGGAAATATTGTCTCAGGTAATCTTAGCACTTCGGACGGCGCATCGATTATTAATGTTCCGCGCGTTTCTAATGCGACAAACAATGCCATATTAACAAATGTAGGCGGTGACGCTAATGATCTTACGTGTGAATCAAACTTAACATTTGATGGAAGCGCTTTATCAATAACTGGTGAGTTGACATCAAGCACAGGCGTATCGGCATCTTACTTTATGGGCGATGGAAGCCTTCTTACGGGAGTAACCGCATCAACTGGAGGCGGAAGTAACTTTGATGTTAATGGGATCGGCAACGCTAATGGCAACTTGATAGTAGGCTTTAACTATGGCACCACTACATTCGACAGTGCAAGAACTTGGACCACGCCGGCTACATTAAGTGTGGGAGATGTAGTGAGGATTAAGGCGCCTGCTGGCGTAAATGGTACAAATACTCTTACCGTAAAAGCATATGCCAATAACACCATCGACGGCGGCCCAGACGCCATTATTGAAGCTCCATTTGGTGCCCTTGAACTATGTTATGTTGTTTCTGGATCATATAGAATATTTTAGTTTTGTATATAAATTGAAAAAAGTGCTAGCGTGTTGTGATCGGCGCAAAAAAAATTCAATTTGAGAAGCGCTAAAATACTATTTAAGAGTGAGGTGGAAGGTTTTTCATCTTAAATATGGATAGGTGCATATGTGCTTGTCCTTAAAACCATAAAAAACTATTATATGGAGGGTTTTATAAATGGCTTATAAATTTCAATTAGGACCTGCTCGCATGAGCGGCTCCTTAATGCAGGAAGGTACCTTGAACGTCATCGGTGGTATTCAGGTCTCTGGTACTATGCGCGTTGGCAAGGATGGTGAAGGTTCTTTCGTAGCGCTAGCTGCTACTGGTCTTGCTAGTCTTGATGGCGGTATTGACGTAAATGGCGCTGCAACCATTAGTACCGCTGGTGCTATTGCAGGTGCTACAAGCATCGATGGTTCGGGTGATCTTACCATGGGCACAATCACCATGTCTGGCTTCACTGTTGACGCTGATGGTGACACAGCTCTTAAAACATTGGCTGTCGATGATTCGTCGACCATTGGTTGTGACTCGGATGTTGACTTGCTTACATTAGCAGCTCAGTCGATTACTGTAGCAGCTGATTCTGCTATTACCTATAAAGGTACAGCAGTCACCTCTACTGGTGCTGAGCTTAACTTAGTTGATGGCTCTAGTGCTGGCACTATTGTCAACAGCAAAGCTGTAATTTACGGTAGCTCTGGTGAAGTTAATGGTACAACGCTGCAAATTGCTGGCGCTTCTATTACTTCAACTGCTGCTGAGTTAAACTATCTTGACAACGATGACTTGAGTGCTGCTCGCATCGCTTACCTTGCAGGTGTTACTGCTGGTACTGCTTTAGCAAGCAAGGCTGTTGTTCTGGACGCAAACAAAGACGCTACTGGTATTCGTTCTTTGACCGGATCTGGTAACTTCCGCGCTGGTGGTATTTACAGTGATGGCGCTCTTTACGCCGCTGGAAATGCTCAGTTTGACGGAAGCATGGCTCTTGGTAATGCAACTGCTGACAATCTGCAATTCAATGGTAGTGTGGCCAGTAACTTTGTTCCTGACGCTGACAGCTCACGTAACTTAGGTTCTGATGCACTTCGTTTCGCCACCATTTACGTCGACAGCATTGTCGGCGCATCTGTTGCTTGGGACGTTGTTGTGTGTGATGGTGGCAACACTATCTCCGCATCTGCTGAGCTTGCTCTTGTCCGTCAAGGAAACGGTGTTACTGTTACTTTACCAGCTGCTACAGTTGGTCGTAACATCCGCGTTAAACTTTCTGGTGGTGTCGGTGACGTTCTCCTCGCTCCAGCTACTAACGAGCTTATCGAAGGTCAAGGCAATCCAATTCGTTTGGAAGCAACCGGTTCCGCTGTCACACTTTGTGGTGTTCAAGGTGGTGGTTGGTCTATCCTCTAAGTCGAATATTGCTTCGTCTGGAGTTTATTCTTTAAACTTAGGCACCTCCCGAAAGGGGGGTGTCTTTTTTTCTGTTCTAGAAGAAAATAAAGCTCTATTTATATTAGCGAGGAAAAATATGGCTTACAATCTGCAAAAAGGTGCTGTTCCCGGTTCCGTTGATCAACATGGAGATCAAGAAATTGAAGGTGTCAAGGTTTTTAAAAGCGTTATAAGTGCGAGTGTTTTTTATGACACAGATGCTCAGAGTCCTTGTGCTACGGAAAATAATGTAGCACTTCGTTCTTTGAAGGCGCCCGTTAAAAATGGAATTGTTGTTTACGACTCAGCAAAACAAGCTAGAACAAGCCCCTATTTTAAATTAGAAGGGGATGTGTTAATAGCACAACATGCAATAATAACACATTTAACCGGCTCGGGGGGTGGTATTTCTGATTTACAAGCTCACAATATTAAAGGAAGAATCAAAGCTTCTCAAGTTAGTTATAGCAACGGAATCGAATGTCATCGCGAAGCCTTGCGAATAAAAGCAGGCCCTGGTGTCATTGTAGAGTCTACGGGAGTATCGTTAAACTTGAGGCCCAACGGCGCGCTTAATGCTGATAGTAATCAGCTGACCGTAAATATTAAAGATTCGCTGAGCATTACAGAGAGAGGTCAAAATTTAAGTGATCAAGATCTCCTGTTAGTGCACGATGTCAACAGAAATGAAGTACGTCATACAACTGCTCAAAACTTTTATGATAAATACTTAAGCACAAAAGTTCCACAACCCGGTGGAGCCCCCCAAAGCGTACAATATCGCCAGGGTAAAGAGTTTGTCGGCTCTTCTAATCTAACATTTGAGCCTAAAAATTCTATTCTTGCAGTAGGGGGCACTGTGTCTGCGCCCAAACTAGCTTCTACGCATCGGCTGCATGCGCATGGAGAATTTCACTGCAATGGGGCCATTTACAAAACTATAAAAACAGTATCTGATGCTCATTACGAATTTCAAAACAGCGATCATACTGTTTTATTAGATCCAACCGAGCATAAGATTGTTGCTATTTTACCCCCCGCTAAAGACAATCCGGGACGTGTCATTACTGTAAAACGTATTTGCGGAAATGTTAATAAATATAAATTAGTTACTTCATATTCAGTTGTAATCCGCACGGAAGGTGAAACTATTGATTTTTCTAATGAAATTACTCTTAAATCAAACTATTCACTTCGCACCTTTCATTCTGATGGCATAAAATGGTGGATTACTAATAGATCCGGCACATAATGTGGGCGTTTTCATATATAAAATACTATTTATTTTGAAATATTATTTTTTTAGGAGTTTGTTTTATGTCGTCTTTACTTAAAGAAGCCATTGTTGATGCGCAAGCATTACGTACTGCAGCATTACAAAATGCAGAAACCACAATTGTGGAAAAATATTCTAACGAGGTTCGTGAAACGTTAGAAAGGCTTCTAGAGCAAGAAGGTGACGAAGAGGGTCTTGATTTGGAAGGCCCAGCCATGGCCGATCCAGCCGGCACACCAGATGGTGACGCCGAGCCGGTTGTAGAAGATGTGCCTTTGGCGGCCACAGACAATTTTTCTAGTTTGGATGGCTCGGGCCTCCAAGAGACACCTGATGAGGGAGAAGAAGTAGAAGTAAATGTAAACCTAGATTCCTTGCAGGAAGCTCTTGCTTCTTTACAAACTGAGTTAAAAAATCAAGATGAGCAAACATACGACTTTACTGAGCAAGAACTACGCGACATTCTAGAAGAAGGAAGTACAGCCACAGTCCCAGCCGATGTCACCGTCGAGGAAGATGATGAGACATTGGAAGAGGATGCTTTTGAAGATGGGTATGTGGATGCTCCACAGGCTGGTGGTGGCGAGGCCATGATGCAATCGGCCGATACTCAAGCCATGAATTCTATGATTGGCGAAGACAAAGAAGCCTTCATCCAGGCAATTGTTGAAAAACTTACCGTCGATATGGGCGCCGAATTATCGGGCTGGGCCGGCCGTTCGCATAACGATATGCACTGGGAGTATGAAAAAGAGTACGCCAGACGCCGCAGCACCGATATTAAAACGAATTTTGATACTTTGAAGAAAGCTCACGAAGAGTTAGTTTTTGAAAATAAACAACTCGCTGAGCAAAACAAACAATACAAGCAAGCAACAAATGAGCTTAAAGAGAGTTTACAGGATGTAAACCTTTCTAACGCTCGCTTGCTTTACACAAACCGTGTATTGAGAAATACCTCCTTAAATGAGCGACAAAAAGATACAATTGTCGAAGCTATTTCACGTGCGCGTTCTGTTACAGAAGCAAGAACTATATTCGATACGCTTCAGACGACTGTCCAGGCGACACCAAAAGTGCGCCCACAGTCTTTAGGTGAAGCAATTAATCATCGAAAGGGAACTTCTGTAATTCGCGCTTCTCGTGTTGAGAAGCCCTCTTCTGATCCTTTGCAGGAAAGAATGAAGAGACTAGCTGGAATAAAATAAACATAAAATCATTATATATAAGGAGGTGATAAATTATGTCTAGTATCATTGAAAGATTGACCGAAGGTATGGTCAATCGTGATATGCGCGCAGAAGGTCACGCTTTGATTTCAAAGTGGGAGCGCACCGGACTCCTTGAGGGTATCGGAAATGACCGTAAAAAGAATGGTATGGCTCGCTTGCTTGAAAACCAGGCTAAAGAGCTACTCCGCGAGAGCAGCACCATGAGTGGTGGCGATGTCGAAGGTTTTGCAGCTGTTGCATTCCCTATCGTGCGTCGTGTTTTCGCAGGTTTGATCGCAAACGATCTCGTTAGTGTTCAGCCCATGAGTCTCCCTAGTGGACTCATTTTCTTCCTTGACTTCACCACATCTACTGATGGTGCGGGCCTTCCCCGTTTGGGTTATGGCGCCACTGAAGAGTCGTTGTACGGCGGCGGAGTTATTGGATCGCAGATCACCGGCGGTATTAATCTCTCTGGAGACAATGCTGAAGCTGGTCCGTATGCGTTAAACAACGGATATGCTTCCGCAACCGGCTCTATTGAGAATGCTTCTCTTGCTGCTGGTAAGGTTGTCCTTGTTGCATCGGGTACAGTTGGTGCAGTTGGTGGAGAAGGTGCAAACCCTCTTACCGCTAAGGAGCAGGCCGAGTTAGACAGTCACTGTCTTTACGATCCAGATCTTTCTGGTTCGTCGGTCGTCGTCATTGAGATGACAGGTTCTACTGGTTTTAGACAGTTGGATGTCGACAACCTCGTTGCGCTTAATACTCTCAGCGACAGCGGTAAGTTAATTACTCTCAACGCTAAGCTTGTTCGTCGTCTTACGCGTCTTAGCAGCGGTTCGGCAACACAGGATCCAAGCAACGCAGCTTATAAGTTCAACTTGGTTTTCACTAACTTGAGTGGTACTGTTCCTCTCTTCGATGGTGACACAAGTTGCTTGCTTTCTATTACAGGTGCTGGTGCAGAGGGTGCTCTGGATCTCACATTCCCCATTGACGATCGTTTTGTCGAAGCTGACGCTCTTGGCGCAGTGGTTGGTACAACTATCTGGGGCTTGGAGAATAATCCACGCATCCCCGAGATCGACATCAAAGTCGATTCCGTGGCTGTCACCGCAATGACCAAGAAACTCAAGGCTAAGTGGACACCAGAATTAGGGCAAGACCTTAATGCTTACCACAACCTTGATGCCGAGGTCGAGCTTACAAGCATCCTCTCTGAGCAGATTGCTCTTGAGATTGACCGTGAGATTCTTGAGGATCTCGTTCAGGGTGCTCAGGCCGCTACTTACTACTGGAGCCGTTCGCCCGGTCTTTTCGTGAATCGTGAGACAGGCGTTGAAATTGGTGCAAGCTCTGCTGCTCCCGATTTCACCGGTACAGTTTCTGAGTGGTACGAGACTCTTGCTGAGACCATCAATGATGTGTCTGCGCAGATTCATCGTAAGACTCTTCGTGGCGGTGCAAACTTCGTGGTCTGTGGGCCTGAAGTTGCAAATGTCCTTGAGTTCACTGCCGGATTCCGTGCAAGTGTTACTCATGATGATGAGACAGGCTCGATCGGCGCTGTTCGCGTTGGTAGTCTTTCCAAGAAGTTTGACGTGATGGTAGACCCCTACTTCCCACGTACACTCATCTTGGTTGGTCGCCGCGGAAGCAGCTTCCTTGAGAGTGGTTATGTATACGCACCTTATGTGCCGCTGCAGACCACACCTACCATCTTTGGACCAGAGGACTTCGTACCCCGTAAGGGCGTGATGACTCGCTATGCCAAGAAGATGGTTCGTCCCGATATGTACGGTCTGGTTATCGTGCAGGGTCTTCTCGGACAGGCTGGCGCTACTAGCTAATCTTAGTCGGTAAATGAAAACTAACCCGCTCTCTTCGGAGGGCGGGTTTTTTGTTTTGAAGAGACTATTTACAGTAGACTAAAGGAGAGCTATAAAATGGCCGTAACCGTTACTAATCAATCAAACCCCCTCGCAGCAAAAATTGTCCAAGACACCGCTGCAACAAACACCGCTGTGGATAATACCACAGGAGCTTCAGGGACTCTTTACATGGTAGAGATCGACAATACGGCATATGCGACTATTGTTTATTTTAAGTTGGCCGATAGCGCAAATGCCACTGCTGGCACAACAGCACCATCAATTGTGTTAAAATGTCCAGCTTCTAAGAAGCGAAGCTATGTTTTTCCTGAAGGGATCGCTTTTAGCAGTGGTTTTAGCCACTGGTGCACTACTGGTGCGGCTCAGACTGATACAGGCGCCCCCGGAACTGTGGTGGTTCGTTATGTTACAAGTTAATTTTAACTAAATAAACTCTTGAGCTGGCTTTGATGGCCCTAAAACTATTTACCTATGAGCCCTTCGGGGCTCGTATTATTTTATGATATGATTACAAACGGAGGATTATAAAATGGGAACAAAAAGAGTAGGCTTGGCTAGAACCCAAGCATTAATTGAGAATTTAAAGAGAGAGTTAGATCTTAACGCATCCACCCTTAAAGATTTTAAGATTGGTGGCGCAGGTGACGCAGCTGCTTCGACCGGAGCTACAGGAACTTCTGGTACTTTGTCAGTCCAGAAGGCCAGTGAAGGCGCTGGATATCACGTGTATCAAGAAGAGGTGTCTTTGGTCGGAGCTTCTACGGCAAATGACCATGGTATGATTTGTTATTTAAGCAAAACATTGCCTGCAAATGCTAAAGTTGTTTCGGCAGCCCTTACTGCTACAGAGTTGGCTAATGTTGGAACATTCTTATGTGAGTTGAATATTTCTGCCACATCCAACACTGCACGTGGAGTTGCCGCGACAAGTCCAACAGAACTCGTCGGAGCTGGCGTTGGTTCTGCTGCGCTCATCGCTTCGTCCGGTGGTGCTGCCGGAGACACAGAGGCTCGTGTCGCCAGCACTGGTGACTACGTTGATGTGGGCACCAAGACATCTGTACTTTTGTGTAATGATGGCACTGGCAACGGAACTGCTGCGATTACCGGTGGTTCAGTTCTTGTTACTATTTGCTATTTCGGAAGTGCAGCTCCTGCTTAAGCTAAAATAGTTACTTCATTTTCCCCCCTTTCCTTTTGGATTGGGGGGTTTTTTGTAAAATGACGATCTGTCTAATTTTTTCCCCGGCAAATTTTTGAGATTTTCGCTTTTTTGTACTATTTACTACACAAAACAGGAGTTTTTTATGGGTAAGAAAAGAAGATTAAATAGAGCAAAGGCTAAATTTAAGCACAAGCACTCTAACCATCCCCGTGCACGGTTTCTGGCACAACAAAGAGAAAATACCACTACAGAAACCACCCTAACCGTCGAAACGACACCGGTAATAGAAGTTTCCGCTAATACTACGCCTGAGACGACTGTTGAGCCAACTTTAAAGGCCCAGACTATCAAACCTCAAGCTATAGAAGCAACTACTACACCTAAAACAACTACGGTCAAAAAGAAGGCAACAACTACTCGTAAGAAGACAGCAACTACGACTAAAAAGAGCACTTCAACGCCGCGTAAAACGACCAAGAGGGCCACAAAAAAGAAAACAACCTCCACCACCTCATAAAATAAAGCAGTCTTTGTGATTAGGCTGCATGTTGCATGGGGATTTTGCGTGTAAGAAACTAATTACACCGAGGAGATCTTTTTATGCCTACCGATTTAAGTCCGCGTTCTCAACATAGTGCTATTGTCTTACCTCCTACGGGAGCATCCAGCCCAGCAGCAGGAGTAGCTTTACAGGAGGCATGCCCTTTTGGTATTTATACTGGGTCTTTAGGATTTATTTCAGGCGCGAGCACACAAGTAGCATATGTGTACAAAAAACTAGGTGGTGACATAGTAGATATTGAATTAACAGTTGATAATGTCTATGCCGCATATGAAGAAGCAGTCTTAGAATATTCGTACATTATCAATCTCCACCAAAGCAAAAATTCTCTTTCCAATATGCTTGGACAGCCAACGGGTACATTCAACCACAAGGGAGAAAACACTACAGCCAACTTAACAGGATCTAATAGTGCCCCCATTTCTTTGAGGTACCCGCGCTTTCAGTATTCTAATGCAAAGCGAATTGGAGATGGCTTAGCTCAGATTGGCGGCTTTGGAGGCACCGTAAGGCAGTACTCTGCCTCGTTTATTCCAACTGCTGATCAACAAGACTATAATCTGCAATCGATCATAGAAGACGCATCCGTAAGCGGCGTTGATGAGGCCGGCGATCCAGTGGCATTCTCAGGAAAGGTAAGTGACTCAGAGAGAATAATAATTACCAAAGTCTTCTATAAAACCCCTCGCGCTATGTGGCGTTTTTATGGATATTATGGGGGAGTTGGAGTGGTAGGAAATTACTCTACGTA